GCATCGGAAGATACTCAGTTCGCAATCGAAGATTCACTCATCGGGTTTGCATCAACCGATGACGACTTTGTTATTGAAGGAATAGTCCCATCGACAGGGGTTGACTGGGAACTGCTCGAAGCGATCGATGGATCGGACGAGCGTGGATATTGGTGCAGTCAAACTCTCACTATCAATTTCCGAAGGAATTAAAAATGGCTTCAACAGGTCAAGGAACAACCGTTGCACTCACGACCGCTGGATCGGTTGTCTGTGCAAGGTCAATCACTCTCCCAGAATGGTCGATGGAAGTTATCGATGCCAGTTGTCTTTCCGACACCGGCTTCATGAAGAAGATCGCTGCTGACTTGACTGACGGCGGCGAAGTGCAGGTTACGGCAGTGTTCGAGTTGGACGACGAGCCTATCGCACCAACGGGAGTGGTTGACACGATCACGATCACGTTGCCATCGGCAGGTGCTACCGGCGGCGTCCTGACTGGCTCAGGCTTTGTTACGTCATGCACACTTCCAAGCATCGAGATTGGCGGACTGCTCGAACAGCAATTCACCTTTACTTTCGATGGCGTGACTGGACCGACCTACACCGCTGGCACTGCATCATAGCAATGAGTAGAGAAGTTAAACTGATCCCTCACTCAGGTAAGAACTTAGTAACTGGTGAAGTGCAGCACTTTCATCAGTGGATGATCTACCTGTGTGAGGATGGCGTTGAGAGGCACGTTGGCATTCTCGGCTGGGCTGAGGGTAGTCGCATTCTTTTCGTTCGCCCAGTAGATCCACCCACCACATCTTGGATCGAGCAAGAGATTGAGAAGCAAAACAAAGAACGGCGGGAATCGGTTTCCTGTCCCGATATACCTTTGGATCTTGTAAACAATAGTGTGGGTGAATTAGATGAGTTTGACGAAGAAGACCTTATTGGCTGAGTTGGTTTGCAGCAAGCCAGAGAAACTTTCAGAGAAAGTCTTTGGTCACGATGCTTACGTTAAGCCGGTATCCGAGTTCCAGCGTTCCCGAAGAATGGCATCGCTGGTTGACAAGGATGGCAAGATTGATAATGCGGCAATGGCGAGAGCCAGGGTCTACACTCTCATCGACCACCTTTGCGAGAAAGATGGCACCCCTCTGTTCACCGACAAAGATGCAAAGTCTTTGCTTGAAGTCGATGCCTTCAAGATTGACCTGATCAATCGCCAGATCGAGCAGTGGGTTGCTGAACGCGAGGGAAAGTACAGGGGCGAATAGAGAAGTTCGTCAAGCACTTTGAAGTCAACAATAGGTTGGCTTGGGTGTTCTCTATTTGCCACGACCTCGGCATCGACGATCCAATCTCATGGATGAATAGCGTCCCTCCGGTCCTTGTTGACTGGCACATCGCGTATAGGTGCTATAAGAGCGATGCTGAGGCGGCTGCCTACGAGAAGGTACGCAACGGCGGTAAAAGAACATTCAATGGCAACTCGTCCGAGATGGACGAATATCTGAGCGGGATAAGCAATGGCAGGAAATGATAGAGTAGGGGCACTTTATTACGAGGTCATTCTTGACCCACGAGGGTTCGCCCGTGGTGCGTCTGTCGTAAAGAACGAGCAAAATGTACTTGTCCGTGCTGTCCAGAAAACTGTCTCCGAGCAGGACAAGATCAAAGCCGAGTTGATCGCCATCCAGAAGCAGATGACCAATGCGACTGGCGAAGAACTTGCACTTCTGAGGAAATACAAAGGCGACCTCATCAAGACCTACAGGGAGATTTCACGCGAGAGACGCGAGGCAGAGGCAGAGGCAGCGAGAGCGGCACGAGATCAGGCAGAGAGGCAACAGTATTCGATAAGGAATATATTTTCAAACGTAAAAGCCCAGAGCACACTGAGAGGCAAACTAGGTGAATTAAGAAAAACTTGGGATGTGCAGAAGAAAGCGATCACGGGAGTCAATGGCGGACTCTCTAAGATGGCTGGGAACCTAGCCCAAGGACTGGGATTTGGTCCGCAGGTACAGGGCATGGCTCGTGCCTTTGGTGCGTTGGGCTTGAAGGTTGCATTCGTTGCGACAGCAACGCTGGCACTAGCAGCAGCAGCATGGAAAGGGGTGTGGGCATACGATGCTTGGCTTCAGAAGATCAACCAACTCACCGCGATGATGGGTGGCAATGCTAAGGCTGCACGGGGACTGTCTGCACAGATGGAGCAGTTTGCAAACATCACTTCATTCACGACTGAGCAGTTGAACGACTTTGCTGTTCAGATGATGAACCTCGGTGTTCGTCGGAGGGACATCGCTGGTCTTGCAAAGACGCTCGGCACACTGTCGTTCGGTGACCCACAGAAGTTGAAACTGATCGGCAAAGCGTATTCCGATGTTATGGCGAAGGGAAAACTGATGGCACAGGAAGCCAATCAGTTGGCAAACGCGAATGTTCCAGTCTGGCAAGCATTGTCTAAGATGCTGAAGAAGGATGTCTCGACGATCCGAGAGATGGCAGAGGCTGGCGAGATCACCGCTGAACAACTGAAGCAGGCACTTGAGGCACAGGCGGCGTCCATCGGTGGAGTTAAACTGCTTACACAGAGGCTCTCAACTGCGTCTGGTCAGTGGGAGATGATGAAGAACTCAATGGGCAGGATGATCAGAGACATCGGAGAAATGTTCTATCCTCTCCTCATAGCCGTGCTGACGGTTGTCAATTCGATCTTGTACGCGATTGAGAAGGTGATTAGATGGATCAAGATTGGGGCGAACATAGTTAGCCTCAACTGGAAGCGTGGCTTGGAGCAGGTGAACGAGGAACTCGGCAATACCGAGGACCTCGCATACGACATGAAGGAGGCCCTTGAGGACACCTATCGAATCATCGCCGAACAGAACATCCAAGCAAAAGAGCAGGTCAAGACATACGAGGAACTTCTTGATGCAGTCCAAAACAGATTCCGGTCTGAAGAAGAGATGGCTGAGAGAGCATATAAGGCGAAGAAAGATCAACTCGTACTGGAAGGGGAGATCACTCAGGAGCAGGCTGACCGCCTCATCATCGCAGAGCGGGCAGCACGGCAGCAGGAACGCGAGCGAGAAGATGCGATCGCAAACCTGAATGCGATCCGCGAGCGAAACGAGGCAGAGAAGAAGGAGCGTGAGGCTGTTGAGAACTATCTTGAGAACGAGTACGAGAAGTATCAAGAGGCACGATCAGAGGAGTTTGAGGGTAAGGTCGAGGAAGCAAGGAAACTTCGCGATCAGGCAACCTCGGTTGTCGTCAAGCAGTACCGAGATGAGATGAAGCAAATTGACGAGTCACTCAAGGACCGTCTATCGGCAATAGACGAAGCATCTGCTGGCGGGCAATCATTCCAAGCCGGTTCGACCGAAGAAGCACAGTTCCTTCGTGAGATGGATATGCAGGCACGCAGGGATCAGATGCAAGAGAAGTTTGAGGTGGAAGCGGCTAAGCAAAGACAGGCGGCTACCGACAACCTGAACGCGATGCGTGCAGACTTGGCAGTCTTAGCACAGGGACAAGTATCAGACCTCGAATCCGAGTACGGACTAACGGCACCATAATATGGCTTTTACATACACACTTTGCGAAGCGAGGGAGTCCACGTTCTCGATCAGGGGATCGTCCAGTGGGGGCGTAAACAAAGTCTCCCACACTGTGACTCAGACATTCAAGGTTCTAACATCGGCACTTACACCTGCTGATGTTACCGATGTTCAGGTTGGATGCCTAAGCGGACTCCCTGTTGTCAATCGATCAACATGGTACTCATCGATCACTGGTGCCTCCATGCCGTTCGCTGTGTGCAGGTCGAAAGATGTGAAAAGGAACGCAGGCAATGCTTTCCTATTCGATGTCACATGCACATTCGAGACTGGCGACATCGAAGCCGAGCAATGTGCTGTCGCTGCACCTCCGGTCGATCTGACAGACATTACGCCGACCGAGACAGCGAAGATCGGTTCATATGATCGCGTTATCTATCAGGACAAGTCAGAACCAGCCAAGCAGTGCTTCAAGTACGATGGCACCGAGACTCCGTTCGCTGTCGATATCGTAGAGAAGATACCAACGCTCTCTATCGTCATCGAGCAGTTCGAGGCATCCATTACCTACGAACAGATGTTGGAGCGATCATTCAAGACCAACGATGCTACATACAGAACAAAGGACGCTGGGTTATGGATGATCGGAGAGGTTCAGGCTGTTGAACAGGAAGTACAGTTACAGTCTGGTCTAACTGCATGTGCAAAGGTCACTTACCCGCTTATGCTTAGCGAGAGGTACTTCTATCCACCCGGCGTTGATTCAAGCGTCGTTGCCAACAAGACGATCTATGGGCATGAGACAGTTGTTCCACTTGTTGACACGATGTATCTCGATGGTGCAGATGTCAAGGTGAATGAGGTCAACGGATCTGTCGGCCAAGGCTACATCAATACTGACGGCACAAAGCGTACCCCTGCCGGTGCAGAGGACAAGCGTCCAGACTATCTTCGATTCAAGACTCTCGAATCAATCGACTTCAGTTCGTTCCTTCAGGTGTAAAGTGATTAAAAAGCGACCAGAGAAGATAGCACTGCCGCTTAACTGGACAGGGGTGTTGATGCTCACCGATGGCTCCGGACTCACTGCTAGGTCTGGCACAACGGCTGGGAGTGGTAATGCTGACATCTGCACGATCAGCAACGATGGCTCCATCAATAACATCGGCGGAACATTCAAGGTGTTCAATCCATTCGAGACGGCGGTTGCAGCGAACACTTACATCACAGTGAAGGTCATCAACGGCACTCATCTTGTTGTCGATGCAGAGGACTGTCC